ATCCCTAGCACGGATTCAGCACGCTTCTTTGATTGATTTAGCAAGTCCTGTGTATGCGTCAGCCATAATGCTCTTCCGCCTACTCTTGAAACAATTTCCAAACCACACTGCGTCTTCCCTGTTCCACATGGCATTACAAGAACTCCGTTCTTCGCGCCCATGCACACCTCGACCGCATCAGCTTGATAATCATATAAATTAATTTCGCTTTCATAATTGATCTTGCTGCTTATGCAGTGAATTTTATTTGCGTATAAAATCGAACCTCCGAAAACCTTCCAAAAATCACGTATACATCCGAATGGCAAAACAAGCGTGTCACCTATTCGCTCATACAACCTGATTTCTCTTGGAGTGTTCCCCGTCCACTTCCCGAGCCGTTCTTTTTTGATATAGTCGGGATTACTCAATGTGAGATTTATCTGTGCCCATTTTACCATGTCTGCAGACGGATTTATTATCGTTAATGCATTGTCAATTATCAGCTTTGCTTCGCTCATTCGTTAACGCCCTCATATCAATCTTCTTTTCTTCTTCAAGCATATCATACGGAATCTCAACAATTTTATCGCCGTACTCGACATATATTATCGGAATCGAATTTCCACATTTTATCCATCGCTCAAATGCTAATACCTGATTCGTCTCAAGCCTGTCTATCGTAAAATACCGCTTTGAAGTCGATAATGTCTTACACTCAATGGCAAACGCCTTTCCGTCCTTAACTGCGATGATATCAAACGGTTGGGCGCCTCTCTCGTCTGGTGTTAAAAAATGCACCCAAGCTCCCGCCTGCGAATATGCTCTTAAAATCTTGTGCTCGAATTCCGTTCCTAACTTCTTGTTATTACTCATATGCTACACCTCACGTTAAAAGCATGGCGCAAGTCCTGCCTGCGCCATGCTCTATAATCAATTAAAACGGCAAGTCTTCTCCCGCACCGTCGTCAACTTGCATAAATCCGTCATCGTCTACAACTGCTCCATTCGCTTCACGCCACGGCGGTAAATCACCCTGTTTATTTGCGTTTATAAAATAATGCACTCGCTCCTGAATCCTGCCATCGTATTCTTCATGCTTAATCTTAGCCGCTCCAACTTTTCCAATCCAGTTCGCCATATTGAAGTCACCGTCTGGAATATCCTTAAAACTGTCAAAGAACTGCGTGAGCCTTGCGTTTGTAATTTCTGGCCTGTCGACCATAAATACTATGTAGTGATATAATATTCTGGACTCGCCTGACACATCCAACTGCAACACCAACATATCATTGCCGTTCTTGGATATCGCTTTCTCTGCGCTCCGAACTCTTACTCTGTGAATCCCCTCTGGAATCGGTTTAAACTGCGTCTGTTCTCTTTTGTATTCCCATGCCATTATTTCGTCCTCCCACAATAAAATTTATTAAGCCTGTTACTTGCGATATATCTACCCGAAAGCTCTTTCCTTTTAAGCATTCCTGATACTGCGTTACGAATATTTTCCGCTTCTCTTTGGCTTTCTGTAGTTATTTCAATGCCTCTGCCAATTTTAAGCCCCAATATTCGATTATATAAATCTGAGTATTTAGACCTCGGTCTTGCCTTTAACTGAATATCAGTAACATCGATATCTTTGTACTCCCATGCCATAATTACTCACTCCTTTCATAATTTTCTTTAGAATCTTCCGCAATTTTCCTCAGAGTCTTCATTCTCGCTAACAGTAATGCTCTCGCTAACAGTGATGCTAACTTCAATGATGTTTTGCCCACATTCAAACAACTGCTCCATAAAATTCGCCATCTGCGACCATCTTTTAAAATGAAGCGTCATCAAGCTGTAATCTTTTGTTTTAACGATTGCTTTAATCTTTTTTTCCATTCTTTCTCTCCCATTTCAAAAAGTCATTTACTTTACAGCCTTTTCTTATATCCACCTGATTCTTTGCGTAGATATTTTGTGTAGCCTCAAGAATAATTCCGTGTTCGCCATCCTTGTTTATCATAATTCTTCCCACGATATCACACAGTCCGCAAATATTATCCAAGATTTTAGTGCTTATCTTCGGGAACAACCTGCTATACCTAGTGCCATCTGGATGCGTAAAATCTTCTGTGGTCTCCCACGCAGTCCATATGATATTCACTCCCCATGACTTCATGTATCGCAAACTGTTTACCAACTTGAACTGCATGTACTGATAATCTGACTGTGCAGGAACGCCTTTGTTCTTACCTTTACTGCCAAGGTCACTCAGTATGCAACGCTCAAGTTCGCTGATGTTATCCACAGCTACAGTCCTTATATCGTGCTCCTTTAAGAACTCGCAGTTATTATCACTCAACTCTATAAGCATCTGCGTCCATGACTCGAACGTGTTAATGTTATCAACTTCTGCAATAAACACCTTGCTCGTGTCAACTACTACATCGCCTTTTGCCAGTGTTCTTGAAATCGTTCTGTCAACGTCTAATACTAGCGTGTTGCCTTCTGATGCTTCAGCAATCAATCCGATTGCTGTGCTCTTGCCGACTCCGGGCTTGCAATACAGCAACGCCGTGTACGGCTTTCCGCTTACGTCTTCAATCTTTTGTAGTTTCATTGCATCACTCCTTTATGAATTCAATATATTCCTGTTCAGGATCGTAATTCAGGCAAATACTGGAGTATTCACATCTTCTGCCCCAGCAATTACAATGTCGGGTATTCTTATAAATTATCGGGTCTTTCATCTGGAAAAGAACGTCTTCAGTTTCTTTTATAAACTGCTCAATTTCTTCGTCAGTGCATTCTACTCGCAGAACCCTTATCTTGGAACTTGTGTCTACGTCATACCAGTCCACCATCCGCTGGAAGAAATCTTCGTCTGATTCTCCCTTTTTCTGCCTGATAGTTGGCTTTCTGCAAACTGTATAATACATCGCCCTTGTATCTGTTAAATACATATAAGCTTTGATTTGCTCATCCCATTGCAGGTAATACTCGTATTCGTCGCCAACATCCATTGACGTTGTTTTGTGTTCTACTACAAGACCATCCCTAGCTACACCATCAACACGTCCTATCAACACATCTGCACCAAGCTTTTTAGATTTCCATTCTTCGGTCATCGTTATGTCTAACCTTGGGAAAATATGTGTCATGTAGGCGCATGCCATTGCTGATTCCTTACTTAAGTCTGTGACGTCAACACAGCCCTGCTTGTAAAGCCCTTCGATTTTTTCATGGTACGATAAGCCTGTTGATAATGCCTCGGCTGTCTTAACAGGTCTCAGTCCTTCAATGTATCTGAACCTGTACGCCTGCCTGCAAGCCTTAAACAGCCTTATCCGTGAAATACTGGCGTTCATCAATCCTCCTTTCCGACTAACTGTTCGATTTTTGCCGCAGTCATTCTTGTCGGCGTCTGAAGCCCTCTTTCCACATACATCCATGTGGTTAACGCCACTCCAGCCTTTGCGGCGGCTTCCTGCATCGAAATTCGTTTTTTACCACGGTATTCAACCATTCTCTCTGATAATTTCATACTAACCTCCTTTCTATTACTATAGTAACATATTTACTGCGTTATGTCAATATTTTTTATTATTATATTTATTATATTGATATTTTTTTATCTTAAAAAATATTGTCTTTAATAATATAATAAGAATGTAGGAATGTAGGATTGTAGCGTTTTATAAAAACCCTGTAAAAATCTGTAAAATATATAGGGTATATAGAAATGCAGGATAATCCTACATTCTACATGTTAACTCGTGATGTTTTTATCACTGTTTACTTCATCAATACTTGTTATTACGTTGTCGCAAATCCTTCGGCACATTTCCTTTGCGTCAATCCCTCTGGTTTTACAAACCGAATATATTATCCCTGAAACCACTATTTTAAATTCATCGTCGGATAATTTACACAAAACTTTAACCGCGACTGTTCCTGCTCCTATAACTTTAATCATATCAACCATATACAATTACTCTCCTTTCCGTCATCCATATTAACTACGCGTATCTCAGCCCTTTTTATCCACTTTATGTCATTATCACTCAGGCTTTGCATGTTACCCGCGCCATCGTGTCTTGCGAACATCAGATTGCCAACTAATGCTGGATTCAGTGTCGCATCCAACGCTGTTACTCTTGGGTTGGCTTGCAACAATCCTTCGTCATCGACGTATATATCATACGTCTCTCCATGAATCGTTCTGCTAACCACATCAAAAGTCGTGATATCTAATTCTCTGTAAATATCATCAATATCTGATACTGTGGTTTCCCGAAACTTGTCTCCGTCAAAGACCAATACTCTGCAAATCTCCCTCATTCACATTTCTCCTTTTCTTTGGATATCAGCCCATTCACGGGCTGACATCCAATACTGAATCCTCTAAGCTTCATTCCGTACTTATACAGCATTTGTAACATCACTTCCTTTCCTTTTAAATGTGTCTCCAAGTTCCTTAGCAACGCCCGGCTGAACCTTCATAATAGTCTCGTATATCTCGACAGGAAGTCCACCGTTTACCTGACAATATGTGTCAACCATAGTTCCTATAGTTGCGCAAAACATTGTTTTGCTGAGTTCCGATATAGTCCCCATGTTCTCTGCAATAAACTCTCCCATCACAATCAGGTCTGCCATGTCTTTCTCAAAGTTCTTTTTCATGTAACACCTCTTTCTCCCCGTTATGCCGCTAGGTCAGCTGTCATTATTTTTATGCCGCTATTATTTCTGTCCACCTTACTTCATACATTTTTATAGCAAGGCTTCTGTCTTCCCATCTTATAGGGTTTATCTTTGATTTCCAGCCCTGTGCTTTCAGTTCC